AGAAGTCGCCGTGATACGACTGGGCCGTCATCGCGTTCGTGCCCAGGAAGATCAGCTCGGCGCCGTTCCACAGCTTGATGTTCTCGCCCTTCAGCTCGACGTCGACCTCCTTGGCAAAGTCCACGATGTAGCTGCGGAACTGGTGGGCCTGGGCCTTCGAGGCCGACAGAAAGAGCTTGTTGCGCCCCTCCTTCGCGGCCGACAGCAGCGCCTCGCGCGAGAAATAGAACGTCGCGCCGATCTGCCGCGCCTTCAGGATCGCGCGCAGTCGCTGGTACTGCTGATCGAACCACGTCTGATGGAACGGGAAATTCGACTCGCGCAGCTTGGTTTCGAGCAGCGCAATCTGGTCTTCGCTGAACTCATTGCGCTTCGGTCGGCGCTTCGGGCCGGCGTTGCGCGCTGCGATGTTCGTATTGAGATCGCCCTCGCGCCCCGTCTGCTGGTACTTCTCGACGCGCGCGGTGCGCTCCAGCTGGCGGCCCAGCAAGTCGATTTCCTTGTAGTCGCCGCCCGTCTTCTCGGTCTTCAGGATGAGCTGGATCAACCGCACTTCGAGCGCGCCATTGACGCGGTCGAGCGGCTGTGCGTCGTCCCACTTGTCGACCTCCTTCCACCCGTAGACCGTCGACGCGGGCACGCCCAGGTGCTCGGCGATCTGCTTGACCTTCCAGCCGGTCCACGCGAGGAAGCGAGCCGCGGTGCGGGGTTGCGCCTGCGGCGTCAACGTGGCAATCTGGCTCGACTCCCCGCCCGCTGCGCTGTCGACGACTGCAGCCGGCGGCGCCGCCTTCGCGGTGCTCGAAGCCCGCCCACGCTTGTGCGATGCGGACTTTGCAGCGGCAGAGACAGTCCGGCGAGTGCGGCCGGACGCAGCGGGTTTCAGGGGCATGCCGCCGAGGTTGCCCGCGCGCGCGAAGCATCGCCACCACGTCAAACCGTCCCCGCCACTGCCACATGCGCGGCGGCTTGAGAGCGCGCGGACGCACGGACACCATTGGCTCATCAGATCGCGAACCCTCGCGAAACCCTCAACCAGCAGCGAGCAAAGCCAATGTCCACTCCCGCAAAGAAGCCGGTATCCAAGTTCTTCCGCGTCGCCGTCGAAGGCGCCACCAGCGACGGCCGCGTGATCGACCGCGCGATGCTTGAACAGATCGCGGCCAGCTACAACCCGAGCGTCTACGGCGCGCGCGTCAACATCGAGCACATGCGCGGGTACAGCCCGAACAGCGACTTTCGCGCGTATGGCGATGTCACCGCGGTGAAGACTGAAGAGGTCGAGATCGGCGGCGTGAAGAAGCTGGGCCTGTTCGCGCAGATCGTCCCCACCGACGAACTGATCGAGCTCAACAAGAAGCGCCAGAAGATCTATTCGTCGATGGAAGTGCGCCCGCGTTTCGCCGACACCGAGAAGGCCTATCTGGTCGGCCTGGCCGTCACCGACAACCCCGCGAGCCTAGGCACCGAAATGCTGGAGTTCGCGGCCAAGAACCCGAGTGCGAACCCCTTCGCCGCGCGCAAGGAACAGCCCGACGACCTCTTCACCGCCGCCGAGCAGATCACCCTCGAAATCGAGGAGGCGGCCGACGACGGCGCCCTGTCGAAGTTCCGCGCCGCGGTGGCGGGTGCACTGTCGAAGTTCGGCGCGAAGAGCGCGACCGACGACGCACGCTTCGCCGCGGTGGCCGAAGGCTTCGAGCAGATCGGCGAGTCCTTCGCGGCACATGTCGACGCCACCACCGCCAAGCTCAAGGCCAACGACACCACCATCGGCGAACTGCGCAGCGAACTCGCGGACCTGAAGGCGAAGTACTCGGCGCTGGACACCACGCCGAGCGGCGCCGTGCGGCCGCTCTCCACCGGCGGCGCCGGCGTCGCGAAGACCGACTGCTGATCGCCGGACCCCGAAGCCAACCCCACTCATCCACCCAACACCACCAGGCAGCACACACCATGCGCAAAGAACTTCGCCAGGCCATCAACGCCTATTTCAGCCAGCTCGCCACGATCAACGAAGTGCAGAGCGTGGCCGAACGCTTCAACGTCGTGCCGCGCGTGCAGCAGACGCTCGAAACCAAGATGCAGGAATCGAGCGCGTTCCTGCAGCGCATCAACGTCATCGGCGTCACCGAGCAGATGGCCGCCAAGGTCGGCATTGGTGTGACGGGTCCGGTGGCCAGCCGCACCGACACCAGCGGCAACGGCACGCGCAAGCCGCGCAACGTAACGTCGCTCGACGAGAACGGCTACCGCTGCGTGCAGACCAACTTCGACACCGCGATCCGCTATGCGCAGCTCGACGCCTGGGCCGGCTTCCCCGACTTCCAGACCCGTGTGCGCGACGCCATCCTCCGCCGCCAGGCGCTGGACCGCATCTGCATCGGCTTCAACGGCAACAGTATCGCGGCCACGACCGACCTCGCGGCCAATCCGCTCCTGCAGGACGTCAACAAGGGATGGCTGCAGCACATGCGCGAGGACGCGCCGGCCAACGTGGTCAAGGAGGGCGGCAAGCAGGCCAACAAGGTGATCGTCGGCCCCAACGCGGCCACCAGCGACTACGCCAATCTCGACGCCGTCGTGTTCGACGCGGTCACGCTGCTCGACCCGTGGTATCAGGAAGATCCGGGCCTCGTGGCGGTCGTCGGCCGCGGACTGATGCACGACAAGTACTTCCCGCTGGTCAACAAGGATCAGGCGCCGTCCGAAACCCTGTCCGCCGACATCATCATCAGCCAGAAGCGCGTGGGCGGCCTGCAGGCGGCCGTGGTCCCCTTCTTCCCCGCCGGCAAGGTGCTCGTCACGACGCTCGACAACCTCTCGCTGTACTGGCAGCGCGATGCACGCCGCCGCAACATCAAGGACGTGCCCGAGCGCGACCAGATCGAGAACTACGAGTCCTCGAACGACGCCTATGTCGTCGAAGACTACGGCCGCGCCGTCCTCGTGGAAAACATCGAGATTGCCGAGTAATTCAGACGCCAAACGTCTGACGAAAAGCCGCCGCGCGGGCATCTCAGCCCGCGCCCTACCCCACCTTCGAAGCACCGCACCATGAGCCCACTCAGCCCCGCCCAACGTCACCGCGCACGCGTACTGCAAGAACAGGCCCAGGCCGCCAGCCCCTACGGCGTCGAGCTGCAGGGCGACGCCTATGGTCTCATGCGTGTGAAGCTCTCGCAGGACAAGACGCGCCTGTCTCAGGTGCAATCGCACGAGCGGCGCGCCGAAATGAAAGCCCGCCTGCTGCCCGAGTACTTCGACTGGATCGCCACCTCGCTGAGCACTGGCAAGGGCGCCGTCGACCAGGTGCTCACGACGCTGATGGTGTGGGCCTTCGACGCGGGCGCCTACCAGCTCGGCCTGGAGATCGGGCGCTACGTCATCGGGCACCGCATGGCGATGGCCGACGACTACAAGCGCAGCCCTGCGGCCATCGTGATCGACGAACTTGCCAACGCCTACCTGAAGGGCCAGTGGTCGCCGCTGATCGTGCAGCTGGGCGGTGACGGCACTCGCCAGCTCGGGCCGGCGCCAGCGGCCGAGGATCCGGCGCTCGCCCGCGCACAGGCCGCCGCGGTGCTCATCGAGGCCGACTCCCTCACCGCCGAGCAGGATGCACCCGACCAGGCGCGGGCCAAGTTGCACAAGGCCATTGCCTACGCAGCGCTCGGCAAGGTACAGACGGCCGAAGAGCCCGAGCTGTCCGTCATCGAACCCGAGGCGCTGCGCCTGGCCCTCGCGCGCCTGCAGCGCGCCCTGGAGCTGGACAGCGGCGCCGGCGTCAAGAAAGACATCGAGCGCGTCGAGCGTGCGCTCAGCAAGGTCGGCGCCGCTACCTCGGCGCAGGACCAGGCCGCCGCGCCGACGCTGTCCACGTCGCCGATGTCGCCCACCGGCGAACCCGAACAACCCGCTACGGCCCCGCCGCCGCCGGCGCGCAAACGCGCCACGTCGACGAAGCCGCCCAAGGCCCCCACGGCACGCAAGCGCGCCGCGGCCAAGTAGCGAAACCGAGCACCCCCGCGTGCCGGGCGGCCCGTGGCGCCGCGTGAAAGGCTGAGCCCTCACCACTACGCGCCACGGCCACCGCCCACCTACAACGAAGCCGAGCCCGTCCATGTCACTCATCGCTGCATCTCCGCCTCTCGTGCGCACTACGCCGCCCGGCGACCCCGCGCCGCTCGGCACGGTTTCCGCCGGCGCATGGTGGCCCGTCATCGACCTCGCCGCCCTGCGCGACGCCATGCGGCTCGACGGCACCATCACCGCGCAGCGCCTCACGCCCGCGGTGCAGGAAGCGGTCGCGACGACGGTCGACCTTCTCTCCGCCTGGGCAGCGTCCCGCGAGGAGGAAGGGCGCGCCTCGCTGGCCGACGTGCCGGCGCTGAAGATCGACGGCGAGTCCATCCATGTGCAGCGCTTCCGCCGGGCCGTCTACTGCCACGCCAAGGCGAATCTGATCGAGCGCTACAGCGACTACGACACGACCGGCCGCGCACGCAAAGACGATCAAGAAGACAGCCGCGACGCGCAGGCCGAGCAGTACCGCCGCGATGCCTCGTGGTCGGTGCGCGACATCCTCGGCGTCACACGGCTCGCGGTGGAGCTGATCTAGCCATGCCGACCACCGTCATTGCGCAACAAGGCGACACCGTCGACCTGCTTTGCCTGCGGCACCTCGGCGTCACAGCCGGCGTGACGGAGGCCACCTACGCATTGAATCGCGGCCTAGCCGACCTCGGTCCGCTGCTGCCGCTCGGCCAGGCCGTGTCGCTGCCGGATCGCCCGGCGACATCGGCCAACGTCGCCACCGTGCAGCTGTGGGACTGACGCCATGCCAGACGCCGCAACCGCCATCGCCGTCGCCGAGGCCGCGGGCTCCAAGTTCGGACCCATCGGCTACGTCGTCGTCCTGCTCATCGTGGGCCTCGGGACAGGCATCTACTGGCTGCTCGCTCGCAACCAGCAACGTCTGTCCGGTGCCGATGCCGACGGGCAGATCGAAGCCCTGTCCGTCTACAAGGAAATGCTCAAGGCCGAGCGCGATGCGCGGGTCACAGCAGAGACGCGGGCGGACCAGTTCGCGCGCGAACTGCGCGAAGCGCTGCAACAGCTGGGCGAGCTCAAAGGCCAGCTGCAGGCCATGACCGCCGAACTCGGCCGCGTGAGGCAGGAGCTGGAACTCATGAAAGGGCAGATCAATGGCAACCATCTCGGATAGCCAGCTCGCCGGCCTAGAACGGGAGGCCCGCCGCGCCCGCTGGATCGACCGGAACAAGCATGTGCTCATGCTCATCGTCGTGGCGTGCTTCGCGCTCGCCGGCGGTGTGCTGGGCCTGGGCATCGGGCATTGGCTCGGCGTTCAGCAGGAACGCGCGGAACGCGTGACCGAGATCCGGAGCCTTCAGGGTCTGCTCGGCCAGGCCATCGGCCGTCTCGGTCCGATTGCGAGCCAGGTGCAGGTGGCTGTCGCGACCGCGCAGCAGGCTGCAGACACCGCAAGCGAA